TATGGATTTTGGATAACTAAAAATTACAGAGAATCCTATGATATGTTTGCTTGCAATGGTATACTTTTTAATCACGAATCTCCACAGAGGGGACCAACATTCGTCACACGAAAAATTACACGCGGTCTTGCAATGATTTTGAGTGGAAAACGCGATAAACTAATTATGGGAAATATAGATTCCAAGAGAGATTGGGGTCATGCTAAAGATTATGTTAAAGGAATGTGGCTTATGCTTCAAGCAGAACATCCAGATGATTATATTTTGGCTACTAATGAATATCATTCAGTCAGAGAATTTATTGAAAAAGCATTTGCATTAAAGGGGTTTAATATTGCATGGAAGGGGTCCGGTTTGGATGAAATTGGATATGATGTTAGTACTGGAAGAGAACTTATATTTATTAGTGAAAAATATTTTAGACCAGCTGAAGTAGATGAATTACTTGGTGATTCTACTAAAGCGCACAAACAATTAGGTTGGAAACCAGAATATACATTTGATGAATTGGTAGAAGAAATGGTATCGGTAGATTGTTGCGACAGTAATAATAATGTCGAACATAAATCAATCAGCCCAAAATACCTATTTTCCTGAATTTTTTGTTGAATCGTGAACGGGTTTGAATGTTCGATAACCTTTACAATAAAGTTCTACTTTATCATTTGAATTGGCCAAAACACCCTTTATATTAAACCATGGTTTGGGTATATACACAATCTTTTGGGGATTGGTATTTAAGAATGCCGCCCACCAACTAAAACTGGACGGAGACATTATTTGGTGATCACACATAGAAAATCTGCACATATCTTCTGAATCAGACTGGTTTTCTGAAAAATAGAAGTTTTCGAAATCTTTGAAGTATTCTTTACACCACTCAATTTCATCTGAAAAAACTACAAATTTACACACTATACCGGAGTGCCAATTATTTTTAAATTTTTGTATAAGTTTTGGCACTGTTTTCAACCATAATATTTATTATTACTGTTTATAAAATATATTTTTTTATTAAAATTATAACAAATTATATTTCATATGTATCCCACCCTTTTCAAATCCACACCCCTCATAAAATTTAACTAGTTCTGGTATACAGTGTAATACTATTTTATAACATCCCCGAGCTTCACACTTCTTTCTTAGAAGTCTTATTAATGTAGTTCCCAGACGCTGGCCGCGCGCCGAGTGATCTAAAACTATATCTTCTATATACCCCACTTTTCCCATATTATGTATACACTTTTGTTCTATTAAATATGTCCCACTCCCAACTATTTTTTTTCTATCTGAGGTCAACATTACTAGTATATGATGACGTTCTGGACTGAGAGTATCAATAAGTTTATCGAATTCTTCACGTGAAATTTTAGACGGATCAATATCAGTCAATTGTTTTAATAATTCAAGATACCCCAAATCATAATCACTTTTTTCAATAAAACGAAAAATTTGGGGATTAGTTAGCATAATAATTACAGTAGTTCACTATAAATTGTTAATTATCTACGTTATTTTTATTTTTGTTTTTTATGTACCATTTACTTTCTGGTTGATCAAAATGTCGCAAATTATCTACTATAATATTGTTAGTTGTGGTTAATGTAATATATTTGTATTTCTGTTGTATTTCATGTAATGTCATAGATCCATCAAGTACATTTTGACACCCAAGAGCATCTATTGGTAAATGTAAATCATATTCATAATTTTTTAATGATTCTATTGTCTGTTTAATACACCAATTTGTTTCTACGCCAGTTATAATTATATCTGTTGTACCATTTTGCTTAAGATCCGCGTATATTTTAGGATTGAACATTGTGTATGTATCTTTTTTAAATGTATGTGCGTACGATGGAAGTTTAAGGTCTGAGTCCAATTCACCTATTTTTTCAGGCTTTAGGATGGCTGCATAAATTCCTCCTGATGATTTTTTCGATCCGAGTATTTTATTTTCATGCGCATCGGTCAATAGATTGATGTTTGATATTATTTGTTTATAATTTGAAATACCCGCTAGTTTAACTTTTTCTTGCATATCACATACAAAAATTGAAAATATTTTTTGAGGTCCGTGTTGAAATAAACGCGGCATATATAAATTAATTAAAACATACCAATAAAAATATTTTTGTATATTAATAAAAATTATTAATATACAATGTGCGGAATAATAGGATATATAGGAGCAAATTGTTTTATGTGTTTATTAAATGGTCTTAAACAACTTCAGAATAGAGGATATGATTCTGCGGGTATTTGTTTATTAAATTCTGAAAGTAAATTTAATTGTGAAAAATACGCATCTACGCGTTCTGAAACTGCTATATCCAAATTAGAAAACACTATCCATAATTTGGATTCAGATACAACAATAAATGTGGGTATTGGTCATACTAGATGGGCTACACACGGCCCAAAGACAGATATAAATTCTCATCCACACATAGATACTCTTGAAAAAAAATTTGTTTTAGTTCACAACGGTATCATAGAAAACTTTCAGGTATTGAAAAATAATATCATTAGTGAATCTGGTGGAAGTATAAAATTCAAGTCTCAAACTGATACTGAAGTAATTGTGAATTTACTTGCATGGGAATATTCTCAGTGTAATAATAGTTGTGTACTTACAGCAATAAGAAACACAATTAATAAATTAGAAGGGACCTTTGCACTATGCATTTTGTGTACAGATACACCAAATAAAATGTACTGCGTGCGTAAAGGAAGTCCCCTGTTGTTGTCGTGGAACTCTGATATTTTTTATGTCGCTTCCGAACAATCGGGATTTTGTAATTTAGTAAATAGATATATATGTCTTGATAATGACGACATCTGTATTGCAGAATATTCGGGGGGTAGTGGCAATAAGAAAATAACTGTCAGAACAGATAAAAATAAAAATTATTCACCCAAAAGTATTAGTAGTAATAAATACGATTCTCTTACACCAGATCCGTATACATACTGGACAATGAAAGAAATAATGGAACAAACGCAATCTTTGGATAGGGTTATAAGTTATGGTGGGCGTATAATAGACGAAACTACAGTAAAATTGGGTGGGTTGGAGATGTACCAAAATATTCTCGAAAAAATAGATCATCTTATTTTACTAGGATGTGGAACTTCATATCATGCAGGAAAAATTGGAGTTGAGTACTTCAAAGACTTATGTTCATTCAATACTGTGTATTTATATGATGGCGCAGAATTCAGAGAAAAGGATTTGCCCAGATATACAAAGAATATGGGAGCTATACTACTAAGTCAGTCTGGTGAAACAAAAGATCTTCACAGATGTTTGCCTATATTAGAAAATAGTGGTGTTTTTACTATGGGCGTAATTAATGTTATTGATTCTCAAATTGCTCGTGAAGTTAATTGTGGATGCTATACAAATGCTGGGCGAGAAGTTGCTGTAGCTTCTACGAAAACTTTCGTCAATCAGTGTGTAATTCTTTCAATGATGGCTATTTGGTTCGCACAAATAAATGGTTTACATCGTACAAAACGCCAACGATACTTAAAAGATCTCAAACAACTACCTTTACAAGTCCAACAAGTTTTAGATTCGCGTGAAAAATACAAACAATTTACTGGAAAAGTGTTTAAAAACAAACCCAGTTGTTTTTTACTAGGAAAAGATAAATTAGAGGCTGTTGCGCGTGAAGGTTCACTTAAAATAAAAGAATTATCATATATTCACGCTGAAGGATATAACGGAAGTTCATTGAAACACGGACCATTTGGACTTCTCGAACCCGAATTTCCCGTAGTACTTATTGATGGAGTGGGAGAATCTCACGCAAAAATGAATAATGTATATGAAGAAGTATTGTCCCGTCACGCTACGGTACTAACTATAACGGATGATTTAGAAATGGAAAATACCAGAGAAAATATTATACTAGTACCTCATAATAAGACTTACCAGGAAATTCTTTGTGTAATTCCTTTACAATTTTTGGCATACTATTTAGCATTAGATAAAGGTCTTAACCCCGACTTTCCTAGAAATCTTGCTAAAGTAGTTACTGTAGAATAAAAATAATTGTTTTAATGTAATAATAATTAATAATAACAATATGAGTAAAAACAATTATTTTTATTTGAGTCTTGGGCATAGATGTTATACTGCAATTTATTTGATTCAAAGGGGGTTGCGTACAGTAGCGTACCCTTTCGACCACATTATTTCACAATTTGATGGAATTATAGATTGTTTCGAAAATGATTTTGCCAACTTTTTTCCCAAAGAAATTAAAAAAACAGTAATTAAAACTAAAAAGGGTGAGGAAAGTATGTATGCGGGAAAATACTTTAATTTTTCTCACCACGATATGGATAATCCAGAAATAATTAATAAATTCAAGGAACGTATTCAACGTCTAGACAATCGCTTAAAAGACTGTGAAATTAATGGGGTAAAAACAATTTTTATGCGCACTGTTCTAGAATCGGATGATTATCTTAAAGCTGATCGTTTTATATCCAATATATTCAAAGGCTTTAACAAATGCTCCATGTATATATGAATGGGTATGTGAATGCAATTTGTGTCCCCATAGTACAACCTGATCAAATTTTTTATACTCTACCATTTTAATAAATTAATAGTATGTCGGGTTATATTATTACTGTTTATAAATATATTTTTTTATTTCTTCTAAAAACTGGTTAAGTTCCAAAGATTGACATGGATGTAAAAGGTAGCTTTGTGGTATATCAACTAAATTTTCAAATAAATTTCTCTGGAATTTTACGAAAGGGAGAAGAGATACTGTTAAATTGTGTGAGGTATTTGTACCATTTAGAACATCATCAAAACACTTTAAGGGGTGTTCGTGAAATTTAATTATTCTAAATTTTTTTGAGTTTTCATTCCACTGTGTATCTATAAGCATATCATTTAATGTGCGTTGATCATCCTTTATTTCGGATATATACTTATTCAGAAATGATACGTTTTGTTGAGATAATTTATTGAATCCATAAAATCCACAGCACATAGTAAACCCATGGCGTTGAAGGTGCCGGGGTGGCCACGAAGTTCCTTGAGAAACTACAATATCACAGCAAGTATTCTGACAAATTTCATTAAGATACTCCTCGGGATTTTTTGTGAACCACGCATCGAGATCACAGTGCATAATAAGTTCGTCTGGATATTGTTCTAATAACTCGAGGAATATCTTCGTTCTAAGAGGCCAAATATCCTTTTTATTATTTATATTTCCAGATATATAATTGTATTTAGAATATGTTGTAGTAGTGGTATCAGAAATTTGTTTATCATTGGTGTATAATTTTATTTGCGATGGCTCAATTCCTACTCTTATACAATTGGAATACCACTCATCAGCCAATTTTATATAATTTTCCGTAAAAAAAGAAAATATTTTCATTAAATAATATATATAATAACAAATGAAAATAATTTTTTTTGGAGATTCCATAACAGCTAGAGGAGATACTGAACCACACGGTTTCATTAAAAATATCCGAAAAGAAGTGAAAAATTCATCAATTATCGTATCTAAGGGTATAGGAGGAAATAAAGTAACCGATCTTGAAAAACGCTTACATAAAGACGTAATCTCAGAAAAACCAGATAGAGTAATTATTCTTATTGGTATTAATGACGTTTGGTATACTGTATGTGGAGGACAGGTACCACTGCCATTATTTAGTTCAACTTATAATAAAATAATTAATACACTAAAGGAAAATGGAATTGAAGTTTTTGTATGCACACCAACTGTTATAGGAGAGGCTCGACAAGGTGAAAATATATGTGATACTCTTCTTAAGGAATACGTAGAGGAAATAAGATTCATAGCACACCAACACAAAATACATTTAATTGATTTTAACAAAGCATTTTTAGATTATTATAGTGTATATGGGTACATAAATAAAGACAGTACTGTTCACAATAGAACGGCTTTGTATTATGGAAAACTTACGCACGATGGAGTACATTTAAATAGTCTCGGAAATAAAGTTCTGTCAAATAATTTAATTAATTGTTGTATACATTAACACCCACCATTCTCTTTAATATTTAAAATATTTATATATATATTATGAGTGTATTTGAAAAGGAAAAAGTAATATTTTATAGTCAACAGGGAGAAGATTTATTAGTATATAGAAATTTTATAAATTTACCTACTAAAGATGGTATATTTTTAGAATTGGGTTCTTGCATAATTATTATTTATAACAACAAATAAAAATTATTTAAGATTTTTACTTTTTTTCGGGTTTTTTGGATACGGCTCTTCCAATATCCTGACACCAATCCTTTTCAGATCTATCTATGTTTTCATTCCTATAAACTGCTGATTGTAGTATATGACTTTCCATTCCAACTGACTTCATTTGAAATAGAAGTGAATTAGTATCTTTGGGAAAACATGTTCCCCCGAAACCTCTACGGGAATCATGTCCTGGAACTTGTGAGTGGCTAGGTCCGATTCTAGAGTCTTGGGTTGCATATAATCGAACATTCTCATAATTTATTCCATTACGCGTACAAAATTCTTCCATTTCATTACAGTAGCTTACCTTAACTGCCAAAAACGTATTTCTGAAATACTTAATCATTTCGGCCTCTTTATTAGACATGAATTCTATATTTGTATTCAAAATACAATTATTATACTTCGCTAAATGAAATAGATGCTTAATTCTTTGTTTAAATAATTCTTGATGTCCGTGCACCGAAACTGAAGCGGGTATACCAAAAAACCATTTTTTACATTCTCTAAAATCTTGTCTCCAGTTTTTTTCTGTAAGAAATTCGGGCATAAAATAACAACCCAATGAATCACTGGTTCCTATTGGAACAGTGGATCTCATTACAACAAATGGTTTATTTTGATTTTCACCACATGATCGATTAATTGCATCACTTACATTTTTTACTACACTACAAACTATACTGAGGTCACAACTAGAATCTTCGTTCATTGGTGTTGGTACACTTATAAAAATAAATTCACATTCAACTACCATAGTGTCTAGAGTCAACCCCTCGGGTACACATTTTTCAGGAATTATATCGTACATAAGAACACTTATATCATCACATTTTAGAATATTAGTTGCTTGACCAACAAACCCATTTCCGATAATACCGACTTTCATTATTTATTATATTATCTATAAAAAAAATCTTCGGGGTATATATCTAATATTTCCAGTATTTGGATCTCTTACTTCTATATACTGCTGTGAACTCACTAAATCATAATCAGTATAACCTCTATTAGAATTTGTTTGAGAATAATTTCTTTGGTGGGGATGTCTGCGTGAATTTGGTGAAGGTAATTCTAATTGACTTATCCTGGGAGAATTTTCAAGAAAATGTCTTGCAGGAGGTTGTTGTCGGTGGTGAATACCGCGATTAGGTCTAGTCTGCGACTGAGGATGAACTATATTTCTGCGTCTACTAAATCTTCTTTTAAACCACCCTCGAGTTTTTGTATATCGATCTTTGAAATTTTCAATAAAACGCTCTAGAGTACCGGGTTCTTGCATTTTGTGACATATTGGGCATGTATTATTATAATTCATCCACTCGTCTAAACATTCTCGATGGTAATGTATATTACATTCACATTTATTAAGACGTTTACATCTTCTTCTAGCCAATGGACTAAGACATATATGACATGTTTTATTTCTACGTGTCATTATTGTATAATAATTACTTGTAAAAATAATTTGAAATATTAGTGCAGTGGCAATAGTATTTGCTTTTCCGAACCGGGTGAATCGAAACCGGAATACCCATACATTCTATTTTTAATGTATCGTTTATTTGTTATATATACTACCAAAGTACTTCCACACAAACTGGCAGCAAAAAATGATATTTGAGAAAAACTTCCATTAATAATAAATAGTAAATTTAGTGAAGAATATATAGAATTTAAAACTACTAATCTAAGAGCAATTTTGGGTGAATAGTATAGATCAACACTTTTAGGATCCTGAACACAATTTACTACCCAAGGATATACAATTTCATCTAGAAGAGCAATAATAATTTCATTAAAGAAAAATATAAATAAAAATACATAGAATTCCAATTGAGATACTATTGTTTTGCCAAATATTTTTACAGGAGGACCCCACTTAAAATATTCAGAGTAAAAATCAAATGAATAGAAAGTGAGTACTACTCCCACTAAAAATATATATGCCGGAATAATTATTTTATGTGGTTTTGGTATAAGATATTTATTGTACATTATATCTCTCTACACTACAAATAAATAAAAAATGTACCTTTCAGAGTATTTAATTAAACAGACTTATATTTAAGCATTAATAAATTCCATTTTATTTCTTTAGGAAAAGAATTCATTCCTTTTATTCAAATAAGAATTTGCTTTGCAAACGCATTATCATTTGGAAATGAACGTCTCATTGATTTCCAATAAGGATGTTCTGCAACCTTATGATAAAAGTTTTTGCCATGTAAAAACTCCAGCTTTTTTAAATAATAATTGGGTAATTTTTCCGTTTTAGGAAAAAAGCGCATTTACGTATACAAAACATATTTTTTTTTCAAGAATATTATAGAATATTCACGATGGATTCTTGTAAAAATAATGGTTCTAGAATAACAGAAACACCTAAAAAATTTAAATTTATAGACAATACCGAAGAAATAACACAAGATGAATTTATGAAAAAAATGTTAGTAATGATTTTTATATACAAAAAAATAATGGATGGGTGGACAATTTCTAGAAATGAATGGGGTGGGTTTGACTTTTCCAGGTAATTTTTTAAAATAGTATAGACAAAAACCGGTGTTTATTTTTTATGAAAAAAAAATATTTGTAAAAACATATACAACAAAAACATGGCTGGAGCACTCATGCAACTCGTCGCCTACGGCGCCCAAGATGTCTATCTTACAGGTCGCCCAGAAATCACATTCTTCAAGGCTTCATACGAACGCCACACTAACTTCGCCCTCGAAAGCATTGAACAAACTTTCAACGGTACAACCGACTTCGGTCGTAAAGTAAGTGCAACTATTGCACGCAGTGGTGATCTTGTCGGCCCAATGACCCTCGAAGTCAGCATTACTGGTCATACTGATAACGACAGTCATTGGCCAGCCAGCGCAGGTCACGCCATCATCGACGAAGTCGACATTGAAGTAGGTGGCCAACGCATCGACCGCCAATACGGCTGGTGGCTTCAAGTATGGAGCGAACTTACCCTCCCAGGAGGTAAAGAAACTGGTTACGGCACAATGGTCCAAAGTACCCGAACAGCAGCAACCAACGTCACTGCCAATGTACTCTACGTACCCCTTCAATTCTGGTTCAACCGCAATGCAGGCCTCTACCTTCCCCTCATTGCCCTTCAATACCACGAAGTTAAGTGCAATATCACCTTCCAATCCGCTAAATACATGTTGACTGGGGATACTACACCCACCGATACCGCCACCATGACCGCCAAATTATACGTAGACTACATATTCCTTGATACCGATGAACGTCGCGAATTCGCCCAAAACCAACACGAATACCTCATCGAACAACTCCAATTCACTGGTGCCGAAAGTGTCGCCGCAGGCTCACAAAAGGTTCGCCTCAACTTCAACCACCCCGTCAAAGAACTCATGTTCTTCTCCCTCACCGACGCCAACGAAACTGCTGGACACTACTTCAGCTACACCCACCAAACCACCTCCGCTAAACTCCAACTCAACGGCCACGACCGATTCTCCGAACGCGGACACCGTTACTTCACACACGTACAACCATACTACCATCACACCAACATCCCAGGATCCGCTATTTACTGCTACTCATTCGCACTTAAACCAGAAGAACACCAACCATCTGGTACTTGCAACTTCTCCCGCATTGACAACGCCACTCTCCAACTTACCAACGCAGTTGGCTCTGACGGTAACATGACCATCTGCGCAACCAACTACAACATCTTCCGTGTCGTATCTGGTATGGGCGGTCTCGCATACGCCAACTAAGCAGTTTAATAATCGCTCAATAAAAAACCTAAAAACTACTCTAAAAAATTTACAGGGTTTAGTACTTGTTAAGTATATTATCTAGAAACTGTGAATAATATATTATACTTTGACCTTTTTTACTACGGTCAACTCTTTCATTTTAAACTTTTTCAATTCCGGAATAAACTCACACTCATCTGTACTATAAACTATTTTTTGGAAATTTAGTTTGTTTAGCACAGGAGCACAATTTACACATGGATGAGAATATCTGAATATATCGAAGTATTTATTTCCGTCGTCAGCATTCACAAATCTATCAATTCTCACAACAACTATAGTGCATTCTGAATATGGAATATTGGGTGGCATATTAGAAATAGCATCCATCTCCGCGTGGATAGATAATCTGCGTTTGTGGCGGCAATTCAGAATATACTTGTTATATCCTCGTGCAATAATACGCTTCTTGTGAACAACGACTACACCGTGTCTACGGTGCAAACCACTCTTAACAGCCTCCTTCTTAGCCTCCTCACAGTAATAAACAAGCTTGGAATTACCCATTACCGTAATGTAATATAATAGTAGTACAATTAATAATTAATTAATATAGTTAAAGACAGATTCTAAAGTATATTAAAATATGTATAATTCTTCTATTATTCCGTTTACAAACAATCATTCAATTGAAAAGTGCCGGTATATTTCACTAGTAATAGACACAGAATCTACTGAACCAAATAATAAACACTATGTCACTCCGGGAATTATCTATGAAATAGGATATAAATTTACGGGATATTGGAGATCCAAGGGGAAGTGGCACCGAGAAAAAATTGCTGAAGTCAATAGACTAGTATTTGAAACATTTCAATTTGCTACTCCTCGAAAGCACCGGTTGTATACAACTAATTCTGATCAGTATACAGTTACTTCATTCGAAAATGTGTGGGAAGAAATGTATTTTACCCTAGAGAGGTTAATGCGTCTGGGATGCACTACACACATAGAGCTTAGTGGATTTAGAATTGACAACGATTTTGATTTTATGTATCGCACCCAAGATTATATTCGCAAAAATTTTGGTACTCAAAATAAATATATTCACCCACAAGAACTTCAGTACACGATCCCATTTAAGGTTCCCAGAGGTATTACTCTAGATCTCAGAGATCTGTATTCTATATACAACACACTAACAAAAAAGCATATTCTGTTTGGACATTCAAATAAGCTATTCAAGAAATCAAGTTTTGGAAAGGGTGTACTTACAGACTTCGAAACCCTATTCAAATGCTTTTTCATGAATTTGCATTACTCCCAAAAACACACAGCTCGCGAAGACGTGATAGATGAGGAAAATCTTCTATTCGATTTTCTTAAAACTACACAGCGCCTACCCGAAACACCTAAATTTGGAAAAACACCCAAGCATTTCTTTGACGATCAAGTAACTAAGTATAATAATATTTCATCTGACATTAACAGTAATTAATTAGTAAATGATAAATAAAGGCAAATAAAGTAAATAATAAAAAATACTTGAATTTTTTTTAAAAATTCGAATATTTTTATTCTGATTCATAATCTTCCTCCTCAGATTCTTCTTCTAATTCCGATTCATACTCCTCTTCATCAGAACCAGCAATAAAACTATAATCTTCGTCAAAAACACACCCCATTTCATCCTCCGATTCCCATTCTACACCAGAACTTACAGTATCTTCTGTATCTGTGTCGTCATATTCTCCATCTGGATCCTTGTCGTCGAGACATACCTCATTGGGCTCATACCTAACTGGCTTTTTAATATTGCGTCTAGGACGAGTCGTTGCTATACTACTACCATCGTCAACAGTATCAGTTTCAATTGATTCTTGTACTGGAGATTGCAACAAAGACTCTGGACTATCATCGACATCCTTACGCCTTGTTAAAATAGTATATTTCGGAATTTCTATAGTCGACATTTAATTCTTGTTATACTATATTTATTTTTATTCTTTATGTATTTTTAACGCGAAAAAAGTTTGTAATTGAGTGATTTTTGTTCTTCCTATTGATTTCATCTATTTCCTTATTCATTTTCGCCATAATACGTTTGCGAACAATCATATCTTCTTTGAGTATTGGATCAAGAATATCTTGAGGATCCTCCATCAAAATACTGAATATTTCTATAATTTGTTTTCGTAATTGGTTTGTAATATACCAACGATAATCTACACGCTCATTATTTTCTACTAGGTAGTCTGGATCTTCAACTATTTGAGACTGTAGAATGTTTTTCCTTCCTGCATCGGGAACTAGTTTCATTACCATTCTAATACGTTCACTTGTAGAAATTTGAATGCCGGGATTGCGCTCTCGCATTTTAAGTACTAACTGATAGTGAGGCATTGCCTCGGGATTCTTATAGTTTTCAGATCTGAGTTCTCGTGTAAGTACAAAATAGTCTAGTGGAAATTCCCCATCGAGTGTTTTCTTTACATTTTCCTTGACAAAATCAGCAGCCTCTTCTACAGATTTTTTGGTCATGAGAATATCGATTGCTCCGCCAAGAATATGTTTAGTTACTTTACAGAAATCTCGGCGCTTCAAAGCCATTCCCATAGCATTAAACTTGGGGTTTTGGATGTCACCCTCGTATTTCATTCCACAATACCTCTTTTTTGTTAGAAGAATAAACGGAAACATAATTTTTTCATATTCGAAATTGTGAGGGTATGGGAGAATTGCATTCACCTTTTTTTCTGCCAATTGACCAAAACGCTCTGCTTCTTCCAACTTCTTTTTATCCGAGGAATCTACGTTAATAGGAAACTGAAAGAACACAGAATCCGTATCTCCGTACACCGCTTCTGTACCCGGAATTTCTTTAAGAACGCAATCTCGTGCTTTTAGAAGTAATGAGCGCCCAACTGCAGTCGTACAACTAGCAACTGCTTTATAATAAACTGGAGAAACAACAGCACCCATTTGACCATACAAAGAGTTTGCTGTAATTTTGTAAGCGAGTTGCAAACCATTCAAAACACTTCTCTTGTCTTCTGTCTCGGCTTGGGACATCATCTTCTTTGTTTGTTTACGGACTTTAAGTAAAAATATGAGAATATTTGGAAGAATACCGCGATCAGAATCATCCTTGGGTTTTACAAATTCGTGGTGAACTGTTCCCACACTCGCATCTTCATCTTGTCCCTCTTCCCACTCAATTACTTCAATTTCGTCACTACTCGACAAATACTTCTTGTCAAAAATATGCGTGTTTGGAGAGAGATTATGGGAAATAATACTACTGGGATACAGGCTCGCAAAATCATTACATACAACAGGCATGTCGAGATATGCACCCTTTTGAGGTTCAAGAACGATAGCACCTAGATACTTGTTATCTTCTTGTGCACCAAATCCACGAGGACGATCTTCAATAAGATACCCTTTGTTCATACATTCCTTTGCGAGTAGACTAAACGCCTTAATTCCTTGACCACGCAAAATAATATACGAAAGGGGGACACTACTTACATCCGCCAATCCTTTATTGCATGGAACAATATCCAATTTTTGAAATAGCCATATGACTAGATCACAATCTTGTACACAGTATTCTGCAACAATTTTGCGATGAGCCGAGTCTTTGCGCTGATACTCGAAAATTTGATTTGGGGTTACGTCGTGTTTTGTCTGTCCCGTAAAATGTTCTGCCACAAAATTAAGTTTATAGCTGTCAAGCTTGTGGTCGCGCTGGAGAATTTTGAAAAGATCTATTGATACGCGCCCATTGATATTCATATATTTCAAATGATTTTTTCCAAGTGCACTACTGGACAATTCTTTTTCGACGTACTGGTCATCTTTATCACACAGACGCCCAATACTCAAAAGTTCTTCTTCACATCCAAGAAGTTTTGCGCGATGATAGAGGTAGTGATAGTCGAAACCGAAAATATTATACCCCGTAAGAATATCGGCATCTACTCGCTTGATCCATTCTGCCCATTTACAAATAAGATCGTGTTCATTTTGAACACTGACAACTTCTACATTGTCTATGGGATCACACTCATTCAGAGAAAACATTACCTTCCACGTTTCATTTGTAGAATATTCAAGAACACTGGTTCCAATTTGAATAATATGATCCTCTGCATTTTCGGGTTTTGGAAACTGATTGGTTGCAGAAATACACTCAAGATCAAAAGAGGCAATGCGTATGGGAGCAATTTCATTTGAATCATAGTTTTTTACATATGCCCAATCTACATCGATTACTAGCTGAGTATTTGCTTCGCGGTCGCTAATTGTATACTTTGTTTTGTTTATTTTTACCCAGCCGCAAAATTGAATATTTTGAATATGTCCAAATTTAAGAAATGGTTCGAGATTGGATTCATAACACTTGATACGCAATTTACGCTGATACTTCTGTCGAATTATGGATATTACTTTCTTGCGTGCAAATTCTGTAGAAAATACAAGTTTAAGAAAACGATACTTTTTATGGGCGTGGTATCCAAAATACTTTTCTTTGCGAACCGTTTCGTGTTTTTTAAGGTATCCCGACATATCGCCCATATCCATAGACAGTTTCCTTACAAATTTAGCGTAATCTGTTTCGGAATCATCTGGAATTTCAATATAAAAAAACGGCTCGAAGTTCTTGACAAACGCTGTTACAGATTGTCCCGACTTTGTCACTCCAAATAGCTGGATTTCAAACTTGGAATTGGTGTCACCAGATTTCCAATCTATGATTTGAAATTTAAGATTTTGTTTTTGTGGTGATATTTTTACAGGTTTATCCATACGAAACTTCATATTTATTTAATTATCTGAATAATGATGTAGTGCAATAATATTATAAAATAAATCGATTCTTTATTTAGAAAAAATTATCTAAAAAATGAAATTATTTTTATTATAATATAATAATAATCAATGGATCTAGTTATTGTAATAATTATAGTGATATTAGTATTTTTACTATTTAATTTAAAAGTATTTAATTTGGATGATGATCGTGTTTATTATAAACCTATTGGGGGAGAAGACCCATACTATATTAGAGATAGGAAGGATAAAACTAAAGCATACGAAAAAATCAATAGATTGAATGGAGATCTGGATAAAATACGGGGCGATTTTCAGAAATTTAAATTTAATTATCCCCAATACTTCAAAATTCCCGACATAAATCGTTTTTTGAATAGAACTGAAAATATAAGAATAGATGAAACATATACAGATTTTGGTGATGCTGGTGTTACTATAGATAAGAAAAATATCAATATCTGTGTCAGAAAAAAGGACTCTCCAGATAAATTTGAAAATATGTGTGTTTCTACATATATTCTACTACACGAACTTGCACATGTTATGTGTAAATCTTATAAAGGACACAACGAAGGATTCTGGGATAATTTTGCATTCATTATGGCTCGCGCTATAAAGCTTGGTATTTATAAATATCAGAATTTTCAAGATAAACCTATTAGATATTGTGGAATAAATATTAATTTTAACAAACCCTCACTAGCGGATGTCAATGAGTATAATTTTTAAATTATTTTTGCATGGATTTGAGTAAATAATTTAAAAACTAATAACAATAAAATCAAAAATGGAACTACATAAATTTTATGGGGCGGGTGTTTTACCTTTTACTAAATACAAAAACACCCTCTATTTTTTGATTGGAAGAAATAAAAAAGAAAATACGTGGTCAGATTTTGGAGGATGTTGTGAACGGTGTGATAATGGTTCATACACCGAAACCGCGGCCCGAGAATTTTACGAAGAAACTATCGGTTCTGTACAGGACATAGATACTGTTAAAAAAATATTATCAGATGGTCATCATTCCATACTTATAAATACACAATCATCTAAGGGGATGCCATACAAAATGTATATAATGTATATACCCTACAAATGCTATCGAACACATTTTCTAAATAATTATAAATTTGGGAAATATGCACAAGTAGATCAGAAATTTCTCGAAAAAGACGATATTCAATGGATAAGTTTAGAAACCGTGTACTATATAATAAATTTCGAACACGAAACTGATATAAAACTACGCAAACCTTTCATAGAAACTCTAAAGAAAAACTTTGATGATATAAAAAATGCATGTACTAATATTTATAAAGAATGATCATATTTTTTAAATGAAATTATAATTTTATGATTTTCTTCTGCAGGTATTGTTTTTAGAGCCTTATAATTAATATTTTCGAGTTTTTTGCGGCCAGTTTTATCAGATTTATTTTTCTTGGCATTCCATTCTTTGTGTGCCTGGTGTATAATATCTATATTGTTTTGAATATATTCAATAACTTTATTTTGAATCGCCCACTTGAAAAATGTTAATTGTGATACGGTTGTTTCGAATGAGTATTTGTTATTATTTCGTTCTTCAATAATTTCGCGTGTAGTTTTTTCAAGACGTTCGGGATGGTCAATAGTATAAAAAATTCTTTCAGATCGCCTAAAAGTATCAAACAATTTCTTTTTAAGACCCTTTAGTTCGTTGTCATAACTTACAGACAAAACGAATTTTTCTTTGCGCTCTGTTTCATTGTTATAAATATAATACCAAATTGGATTCTTTTTTGAAAAAATAGTTACTGTAAAATCAAGATCTCGCAAACTTACCTGACTATTCTCAGTAATAATTGGGATAATAATATCCAGATATTCATAATGATCATCAAAAAAACGTTTTAGAGACTTATACTGAATATCTTTTATACCATCTATATTTTTATGTATAAGTGCCATATTTTTACATAAAAATCTTATTTATTCAAAATACCGGATTTATCTTTAACATCATTTATTAATACCAAATAAATACTATTGTACAACAGAAATCATAATACCAAATATAATTAGAATTAAACCTAAGTATACCATCCTATTTTCTTCAAATAGTATTTCAGAATACTGCTCTGATGTACTTGGTTTTTTCTTGGTAATATCTGAGTATATGTCTACTATAGTCGTTTTTATATTTTCATACATTTCCTGTGGGGTAGAATTAAATAATATGCTCATTTTATTATATTAAACTTTTTTAAATAAAAATAAATTACTCCCCCTAAAATATTTAATAAACCAAGACCGACCATTGTGAGACCATATTCATCATACATGAATGGAAGAAAACCAGCAATTTTCCTATAAAATGATTTGGAATTTACAATGGCAAAAATAGCAACTACGATTGCGGTATTAATCAACAATTTAGTGAGCGATTTTTCGCTACTAGTTTTTTCTACTAAATTATTTGTGTTTTGTTGTTGTGCATTATTATAATCGGAATGTTGCTGAGGAAACATCATTTGTTGTTGAAGTTGGGGGTTTAATGATTGGACCATAGGACGATCTGGTGCAAATTGCTGTGGTTGTTGTGGGAAATTGTTCATATGTGGGGGCTGTTGATGTTGTTGATATGCCATTCCCATACTATTATCCTGAGGTATATTAGACTGAGAAATATTATTGCTGGGGTTGTTCAAATCTGCAATTGCGGTTGCCATTTCCGGTCCACCAGCTGACATTTTTATATATTACTTATATTATTTATAAATTTATTTAACACGAAACCAACACGGGTTCAAAACGAATACAGTTTCCATTCTCATCTTTTATTTTTGTTTCTCTTATAAGTTTAGAATTGTATCCATGAAGATACTGCGGACCAGCAAAGACAATTCCTGCTAGTAAAAAACCGATAATAAACACTAATAAAAACATAATAATATTTTTCATACTAATCTTTTAAATTTAATTCAACATTTTTTTTTCGTGTATTTGTAGCACTTTCCTTCATCGTCCACAAAAACAAGTTGTCTGTAGTTTTGGGGTGTCGGTTTTATTTTATATACAGTAGTATCATAAAAAAATATAATACCTATAACAAAACCAAGCAATAGAACTAAAAATACTTCGGGGTTTAAACACTTACTGTTAGTATTATTCTTTATTGTCATTTTTAGTAGTGGTTGTTGCTATATTTTGCAAAGATAAAAATTCTTCGATATTTGGAAAATTAAACGGATAATACTCTTGGGGATTGGGATTCAATTTGAAATAGAAGTATCTATATATTAGATACAAAACTCCCATACCTAAAACAAACAGGACAATATTCTGGTGATTTATGCGAGGTCTCGTAAAAGTGCGGTATCCTTGATAATCAGAGTGATACCTAGCTATATTGGATTTAATAGTTAAATTTGGTTCCATAATTACTACTATTAGTTATTATAATATACCGGTTATTTTTTCGCGTTTATTGTTAATTATTTACGAACTTCTTTTCTTGTAGACAAATTCATCATTATGTTCTCTAAGTCCTTTGTGGTACATTTTGCGCTGTTCTTTCGTAAAGCACTTCTTGAAAAGTTTATTAATAGAATCGTCTTTATCGTATTCGGTGTTTGTATACTTACACATTTTTCTGAGATCCTTTTTATTAATATATTTTTTAGAAAGGAGTGATTCTATTTTGACTACCAATTTTTCTTCGGCTTTAGTTTCTAATTGTTTGCGGTAAGCTCTTTGAATTATTTTGGCAGCTTCGGCTCTTTCTTTAGTTTCTTTGGTAACACGAGCGCGCGTTTGGCGTCCGCGAATCACAGCCTGTAATTTTGTTGCTGCACGCTCCTTTTTGACCTTTTCACTACCCACCTTTTTCTGTTGACGTCTGCGCACCAGTCTTTGTATAACTTTTGCGGCTTCAGTTTCTACATCACCTGAGTCAAGACAGCCTCGCAATTGAACCAAATTCATATTTTTTTCCATCCACATAAGAATATCCTTGCGGTCCTTTTTGGCCAATTCACTAAGTAAATCGGGGGTTTCTACGGTCTTGGATTCGGGTTTGGGTGTTCTTTTAATTAAGGGACCCTTTCCTTTTATAGCTGCAGAACTTCCTCTGGGTTTGGGATTGGATTTGGGATTTGATTTGATTTGTTGTTGTTTTGGTGGACTGGGTGTAGGTGTTTTTTTAGTTTTTTTGACTTGTTTACTTGTTGATGCAACAACACCTTTGGCGGCACCCTTGTTGCACCTTTTGGAAGAAGTATTGCAGTGGCAATCTCGATGAGCCTCACCCTTGTGGACTTTGCATCTAGATCCAGATAAAGTACACGCCAATCCTGATTCAGTACAGTTTGGCATATTTTTATTAATTACTATACTAGTATTCAATAAAAATAATTTTAGTAAATTTATTTATTTAATATGCTATTTAAAAATGTTTCAATATATTTAAAATCTTCTTTAGATAATAATAATTTATCCTTGCGATTACATAACTTTTTTGCTCCAGCTTTATGCTCTGAGTATATAACTACACTTTTTATAATATTTTCATTTGTCTTATACATATTTTTAAGGTATTTTAAATAATTGTGAGGTACAGGAATATTTTTTCCAAATAAACGCTTATGTTTTAGTGGAAGAATATCTTCAATATTAAAATTTTTAATATTCCAATAATTTCCTTTATAATTACATTTACCTCTTCCTTTTTTAACAAAAATTAATACGTCAAGATATGGTTGTGGTTTTTTCATATATTTTTTCGTATTTTTTTTAGAAATAGTTTCTGTCCAACCATATGCATCCATCAGAACTTTATAGTAATTTTTTTCAGTGAAAAATACCTGATAATAAGTATCCACCCCACCACTCTTTCCTCCCTCGAATTTATAACCCATATTTTCAACCTCCTTTTGGAATTCTTTTAATTTTGGTTTAAAATCATTTTCAAATGAACAAAGATCTATGTCATCATCCCATGGAACAAATGATTTGTGACGCAGTGCTCCAATTAAAGATCCAGAATCTAACCAATATGCTATTTTAAGTTTTTTCATTACTTTATGTATATCCAGAAGAATCATACGATCCCCTACAATTATTTCGGGTGAAGAAAAGCAGTTTCGGTATTTATTTATCTGTAATACCATTTTTATTAATTACTATATACTAGTAGTATTCAATAAAAATAATTTCAGTAAATTTATTTCGATTCGAATAATTTTTTATATCCAACAAGTTCTGAGCGCTCTACTCTGGGATTAAATATTTTAGTTTGCCACTCTCCCAAATTATCTTGATTAATAAATCCGCGATTCTGACCGATGATAAATATTTGTTGCTTGAATGCATCAAGAGAACCCTTGCATTGTTTATTAACAAAAGTTGTGAACACACCCTTCTTTTTGGGATTCTTTTTCAATCCCATATTATAAATTCTTCCTGCAAGATTACTGCGTTCGGGTTTGGGGTTTAGAGTTCGAGACATTCTATACATAAGTTTTTCTCTTGTTATTTGACTGCGGATATATTTTTGCTCAGATGTACTCAAAGATTTGATTACTCGTTCTTCTTTTGGATTATCTAATAAACACGAAAGAGATTCTCTATTTAAATCGTTTGTTTCGTCATATCCATCTTCGCGCGACACCCGCGCTCGTTGGAGGTACATTTGTTTTAGTAATTCACAGTCAACAGAGTTTTCTTTCATAAGTTTTTCGAATTGTTGTGTAAGACGCAACTTTTTGTTTGATACTCTGACCATAATTTCTTCAATAGAATTTCCTTGTGATTTAGGAAGAGTTGATATGTACTCATAAACTCTAATTGCTGTGGGTTCAGTATGCGAACAATAGCGAATGCCACGATATACAATCTGTTCAAGACGGGCACGATTCCACCACGGCGTAAGTAAATGTATTTGCTTAACATTTTTAAGCGATACACCTTCCTCTATTGAGCGCGTACCAATAAGTATGGGAATAAGTTTACCGTCTTTATTTTCCGATTTATTGTATGTTTCTAAAATGAATTTACGTTCTGGGTCTTTTGTATCACCCGAAAAAATGGCATATCTTTTATAGTTTAAGTCAGTTGTTTTCAAATTATTCGACGTAGCTTTTCTAAATCCCATAGCTTTAAGAACAACTTCGAGAGTTTGAACTCCATACTCTCCCACAAATTCTGTGTACACGAATGCTGGTGCAATGGATTGCATTGGAGCTTTAGCTGTAAGATTGAAAATCAGACGCGCGAATTTTGTGGAATAATGATTAATAAGGTTTATGGGATTGTCAGACTCTAACAATCTTTTATATAAATTATTTAAATTGGTCTTGCGCTCATTTACAGTAGCCCCTTCTATGGCAAAATTACAGTATTTTCTTGACTGCATAAATACCGTTTTGCTACCCGCAATGGAGTCCGAATCGTCTTCGAGATAGCCTTTAAGATAGTCTGTGTCATTACTGTTCCCAGTATTTAATTGGGCGGCTCGTTGATCACGCTCCAGAGCTTTGTTGAATTGAGTAATTTGTTCTCCAGACATAGGAACTTTTACGTGATATACTTTCTTTTTTGCCATAGCATTGGGATGTCCTCCTTTGAAATAACTAATATATCCGCGCGTCATAAGTTGAAAAAGATCTCCATTCTTGGCATTTAAATTTTTATCGATAAACAGTTCATCAAACTTTTTTCGTGTGAGTGGAAATGGAATTTTTGGCTGAAATAAGTTAATAATAAGACCTATTTCATACGGTTTGTCGTAAATGGGTGTACCGCTAAGTAAAAATGTGCGAGTAGTATCACTAGAATAGTATTTTAGTGCAGAATATAATTTCCAGTACCTAATTCCCCTTTGTGAACCAGTTGCGAGAGGATATGGTTCGGAAATTAATTTTTGGATTTCATCTATTATAAGTACATTGTTTTTTCTAGAAAGGTAGCTGCGTATAACCGGACCGGGTCCAGAAATCATACCAGTTTCTGGATTAGTATCGAATAATCCATTGATAAATTCATCGTGGGACATAAGTTTGTAAACCTGATCAATTTTAGAGTTAAGTAATTTTTCAGCAGTTTCAAGAGCCTGTTCCTTTCTCTTAATTTTATTGAATAATTTATTATTTTGAGTTCCAGAGTACTCTTTTTTGAGCTGACTTAAATCCGATTTCAAACTCGCAATTTCTTTTGAGTATTTGTTGTAGTTTTGGCGTTTTCCATTTATCTTTACTTGAGATGTACATTTACTTAAAATTTCTTTGCGGTATCCAGATTTAAGTTGTTTGGGAACCACTAATAGTATTTTTGTACTTGAGCGACTCGCATTTTCTCTGTATAGAAACCCACCTTCCATATCTTGTTTCTTCAAAAGTTCTGAAATCAATAATGCGCTGCACGTTTTTCCCGATCCTAAACCATGAAATAAAAGCATTCTGGGTACATTAAAATTTAAAACATTACCATTTACTCTGGGAAATAAATCTGAAATATACTTTTTAAGAAATTTTTGTTGGGGTTGTAATTTGAATTCTGAAGCTGATGATTTGCATAAATCAGGGTGTTTCTTGGACCCATATCCAGCAAAATCGTTCATGATTTTTTTATATTTCTGATTGATGTCACGCGAAGATTTTTTATCTGGCATAATCAATCTAATATTCTTATATAGTATTTACAATAAAATTTTTTTTTATTTTGTATTAATAATAATATACTTCGTTCTACAAAATGAAAAAAATTGGAACCAAACGCGAAGTGTATGAAGGAAGAGCCGAACAAACTAAAGGAGGGTCTACAGCAGCAGATCTAGTAAAGGTTCCAGGAAATACTCCAAACCAACGTGCTCGTATTAAGTTTAGAGAAAAAAGAAGTATAAATGGTGGACTTCAAATGTGGAATGAAGCTATTCGTCAAGCCAAAATACAACTTGAAATACCAGAAAATGAATTTATTCTTATGAAAAAGAATACAAAACTATATAAAACTGCCAAAAGTATACTGGAAAAAATGAAAAAGGAACAGCTTTCAACCGAGGATAGTTTTTTCTAAAAAAATAATCGTTGTCAGTAACAGTTATAAAAAGTTTATGAACAATAATACTTCTTATATCAAAAAGAAATATATGATTGTATATGAAAATTCTTCTCGCCGGATAAATAACTTTTAGAAAATAATGAATAATGAATATCAATTATTAAGAATGCCCCCGGTGAGAATTGAACTCACGATCTCTTCATTACTAATGAAGCGCTTTACCACTAAGCTACAGGGGCGTTAAACAATATATTTTTTCATACAATATATGAAAACGTGAGTGACAGGATTCGAACCTGCGCGGGCAAAAACCCAATTGATTAGCAATCAACTGCCATAACCACTCGGCCACACCCACATGAGTATCTAAAAGTTAATTACACCTTCAAACATTTAAAACGCCGACTATATTAGGATATGAATTTAATATTATTAAATTTACTAGCCATTCTAGAAAAATTAGATTTAGATGCTGAATAAATTAATTGTGAATTAGATAAAATGTAAAAATCTGTAATAGAATCTAATATTTGTTTATTTGTTGTATTAGACAATGAAGTATGTCCTATTTGTGAGTTTGATACAATAATATTATTATATTTATTTTTAATTTTTAATTTCACACTATTATTATCACAAAAAAACATTATATTTTTATCTTTATTATCTTCTATAAGTTTATATATTTTATCAAAGGAAAACTTTCTTGTATCTTTTTTACAGCGGACAAATTTTTTATCAGTTTCTAAAAATTTATCACCCAATCTTAAATGTATAGAAATATAATGAATTGGTAAAGAAGGTAATATATTCTTAACATTTGTTTTTACAACATTATCAAAATAGAAAATTTCATTCAATAATATATCACAATTATATTTATGTTTAAGACGATAATAATGGTGTGGTCGTTCAATAGTTACATTTTTAAGTTTTGAAATTTCATCTGATGAAATATATAAAAATTCATATTTCAATTTTATCAATTTTTCAAGTTCTATATTATTTATTTTGTGATAAAATTTTATATTATCAGACATACACTTTCCTAAAATTATCATAAAAAATCTTAAATAATCACCAATACCACCATCTCCTAATCTAAAATCATAAACACTTGTTTTAGTATAATTTTTAAAATTATTAATATAATTTTCCATATAATTATAAATTATATATTAATTCTTACTTATACAACAATAAAAAAAAATCTAAAAAATATCTGAATGAGGACGGCGTTTTAAATGTTCAAAGGTATAAAACATTAATTTGATTGCGGTGGGATTCGAACCCACGCCTACTATCGTAGACCAGAACCTTACTCTGGCGCCTTAGACCGCTCGGCCACGCAACCTTTATTTATTCTTGTACCACTCACCTTCTTATTTGTATATAAATCAACTCTTTAAGTTGGTTAATAAATAATAGAGTATATATAATTTACACCCCATTATTGAATATTTAAAATATATTATATTTTTTAAGTAAAAATGTCAGATATATTTGTTAAGTGGACGAAAACACACCCTGAAGCAAAGGTGCCACTTAGGGGATCTTCGGGTGCTATTGGTTACGATCTTTATGCTGTAGAAGCACATGGCCTCGAACCGGGTGATAGAGAGTTGGTTAGTACCGGTATTTCAATTGAAATTCCTCCTGGGATGTATGGTCGCATAGCTCCGCGGTCAGGATGGGCGGTGAAATTTGGGATTGATGTCGGTGCTGGAGTGATTGATCCCGATTATCGCGGAACTATTAAAGTATTGCTATTTAACCTTGGAAAAGATATGTTTGTTGTTCAAAAGGGTGATAGGATTGCCCAGCTTATTTTCGAAAAGGCCGATACACCAGTTTTTGCAGAATGTAGTTCACTTGATGGTACCGAGCGGGGTGAGGGTGGATTTGGATCTACGAATAATAAATAAATAACAATTAACCCACAATAAAAATTATTTGTATTTATTTATAATAAACAAATGCAATTAATTCTTTTTGATGTAGATGGTACATTAGCAGTTTCAAAACATACTATAAAACCAGAAATAGTAGATATGCTTAAACGTTTGCGTGCAAGTGGAAAATATCATCTAGGAATTGTGGGGGGTAGTCCATATGCAAATATAGAAGCCCAAATTTTACCAGAAAATATGAGTTTGTTTGAATATGTTTTTTGTGAAAACGGGTGTGTTGCTTACCACCGTGGTGAAAAAATACACCAGATCAGTCTCAAAGATGTCACTCCCGAATATGCACTTCAGGAAATGATTGATGAAATTCTCCAATTAATAGTGAACGAAAAGAATTTACCCTATAAAAGAGGCTCATTCATACATTTTCGTAATGGTATGATGTACATCACACCCATTGGAGGAGATGCTACCGTACCCGAACGCCAAGTATTTATAGAGTATGACCAAAATCACAAAATAAGAAAAAAGATGATTTTATACCTTTCAGATAAATTTGAACACAAATTTAATTATAAATTTTATTTGGGGGGAAGTGTGGGTTTTGGAGCACATCCCATAGGATGGGATAAAACGTATTGTATTCAACATTTTGATCATGTAGGATACAATAAAGTATATTTTTTCGGAGATCGTATGACGTCTCCAGATGGAAATGACTATACACTAGGAACACATCCTAGAATAAAAGGAATTCCGGTTGGGAATCCTGATGACACTCTCAAAAAAATTAAGAGTATTTTACTTTAATTAAACTAATTTATTGATTAATTAGTTTCACAATTCTGAAATATCTATGGTGGGTATGGTGGGTTCTCCATACACACAGTCCCGTTCGTTTGAACAACAAACGCATGTTATAAGAGTAATTACAGGAAAAATGCATACGAATAATATGCCTACAATTTCAAACATTTTAAAAACTAAATTAATAATAAAGTTGTTATGTGTTGTAATATGTATAATAACGCACAATAATTTTAATAATAGTTAATTAATGTCCCAATGAAAAAATTACCATATACCCCACCCAGTATTGGTATTGCTATTCTCTTGTGACTCTGTTTTTTCAGAAGCTTTTGGTGAGGGTGGGAGCGGAATATCGGCTGGGTCATTGCTGTGTTCTTTATTTTCCGAGGACTCAGTTGGGGTTGGTGTTGTTACATTAGCGAGACTTGGTGGATCTTCGGGTGGATCGGGAAAAACGGCTGTTGGTTGTGGGTCCTGCTTTTGTTGCTGTGGTGATTGATCGAAATGTACAGAATCTTGAATAAGAATAATATTTTTATTTTCGTGTTGCGAGGGTGGTGTAGGTGTTTCAGTTTGCGTTTCCGTCGTCACTTCTTTATTCTCATTAACTTCCCCATTAATAATTGTTTGTGAACGCTCATATACTTCCCAAAACCATCTCCCAATTAGGTCATCTCGACACTGGAAAAATTCTACATCTACTCCAAATTCTGGATAGTGCTGATCAAAATCAAAAAGGGCAATATCCGAACAATCGGTGTATTGCAAATCGCTCAAAATGCGCGTTCGTGCTTCCCATGTGAGGTGGTTTAGTCCAAATTTAAGATAGCATGAAGTATCTCTGACTTTATCAAAAGTACTTATTTTGTCCTGGCCACAATTGTTGTCATTGTCAATCGAAGAGTCACGAACTTTCCACGTATATTCACTAAATGAAGTATCGCCACTGAAAATCAAACTGAAACAAAAATTCGGGTATTGTTGTTCAAAAAGAAACAGTTTCCGCTCCGGATCATCTGAACTACCATAAAAAATGTTAAAAATACCCTGTAGTGCTTCCCAAGTAAGATGCCGCGGTTTAATTTTATACTCTAGCATATAATATTCATCATTATATTCCTCCATTGTTATTTATTTATTTATATTTTTTATAAGATTATTTTTAAGTATTTTATCGAGAAGAAGTAATGAGTGGAATTTTAAAATACTGATCTTTTTTCATGATACTCGCATCTTCTTCATCTGGTTTTTCAAATACTACGGATACACACTTGTCGTAAAGAAAACCTGCAATACACAATTCGAATTCGTGGTAATCTTTTACTGGGCAGAAACTGTTTTCATAGTAAATTACGTATTTGGTGTAATTCTTTTCAAGTGTGTGAGCATTTTTGAATACAATTTCAGTCGAAGGGTTTTTCAGGAACGAATCCATGTTAAATATATATTCATTAAACTCGCGACACCGGTCGGTAGTAGCGGCGGTATTGCCGGATGTTGTAGGATAGTTGTCGATAATCATTTTTAATTAAATAATTGCTTTTACGTCCTTTAAAAATTATTTAATTAAATATTTTCATTATTTCCTTTGATGCAGATACTATATTGCCAACTTCTTCATATTCAAACATTTGTTTAATTAATACATATTCTCGATATTTAAGTAGCCTTTTACTATTATTTGTTTTAATTTTTTCTGGAGAAGTATGTGATGATGATGAATCAATAAAATTTTCACAATAATTTATATATTCTAGAATAGTTTCGAGGGCTACGGTGTGGTATATTGATTTATTAATTACTTTATCAAATTGTCCAAGTGAACATTTTATACTTAATGTTGGTGATATTGACATTAATATAAAATATTTACAACCAGTTGCTTTGTAGTAATTATTTGTTTGTTATATTTACATTAAAAGGATTTCTAAAGTTTATTTTTTTTTGATTTATTTACATTAGTTATTCCGTCCCACCAGGAATCGAACCTGGGTTACCCGGATCAAAACCGAGAGTGCTACCATTACACCATGGGACGTTTGCTTGTTTTTGCGAAGAGAAATCTCCGCAATTTATATTATAAATAGTTCTTTAAGTTAATTGTCCAAGTGAACATTTTATACTTAATGTTAGTGATGATGACATTAATATAAAATATTTACGACTAATCGCCTTGTAGTAGTTATTTATTTATGGAAATTTTTTATCTTTGGGTTGTGGATACTTTTGTACGTATTTCTGATCACAAGAGTTGTATATTGGTGGGCGTGCAATAACAAGATCACTAGTGACTTTGTCGCGGAATTCACATGAATCAAGTGTGTATGACATTTGGAATCCTTCAAGTTCGCCTACCAGACGTTCTACTGCCATGAGTACAACAGCTACGATTACTACGGCCATAACGTTACGGTATTCACCGGTCATGTATCCTTTTGCGAAGTGGAGAGCAAGAACTACGGATATACCTTGAAGAAGAAGGAGAGTATGTTCACGGCTGAGCATTGTTTTGTTTATTTATATTTACTGTATATAATAATATTTTTTTATAAATTTTATATGTACTAATAAATAAAATAATAATGAATAATTGGTACAAGGATATTAAAAAAACCAAATTATATTATTGCGGAATATATTAAATTAAATACACCCGATATAAAAGTAATATTTAGTGGAGAAGGTGCAGATGAATTGTTTGGTGGGTATTTGTATTTCCACTATGCACCAAACCCAGAAGAATTCCAGAAAGAAACTATTCGTTTAACCAAAGACCGGTATCTTTTTGATGTACTACGTAGTGATAGAACAACTTCGATACACAGTCTTGAAGTTCGTATCCTATTTCTGGATAAAAAATTTGTTCGTTATGTATGCGATTGTACTCCACCACAATACAAAATGGCATCGAAAAAGTATAATTGTTACAACACACTGGAAATAGAAAAATTTATTCTAAGAGAATCGTTTGCGGGTATACTTCCACATGAAATTTTATACAGACAAAAGGATGCATTTAGTGATGCGGTAGGATACAATTGGTTAGACGAATTTAAAAAATACTGTGAATTGAATATAAACGATGAAAAATATGAACGCGCGAAAAAAACCTTTTATTCGTATCACTGCAAACCCAAAGACAAAACGGAATTTTATATAAGAGATGTATATGAAAAATACTATACTAATCAGAATGAACTTACCAAATATATATGGAGACCCAGATGGACAACTGAAACTGAACCTAGTGCAACTAAATTAAATATTCATTCTTCTTCCTCACTGCTAAATTCATCAATATCGTCATTACCACTATCATCGCAATAAGCCAACAAACCCCGACCATTTTGCCTGCCGTAGTAAGACAAAGAGTGTTCTTTGTTACTATATTCTTCGTACCACGCGCGCGGATCACCCTTTTCAAAGTATCCCATAGACTCCATTTTCTTATATCTATTAGCGCGATGACGCCTGACTGCCGGAGATACATTATTATCCAGAGGAATCATGGTAGTAATTTTTGTGCGGCACTCATTAATCGAATTGCGGACAGTATATCCGCGCTCTTCACCCATCAATACTTCTTTCAAGTTCCATTTCCACGGTAGTGATGGAGTATACACCAATTCAAGTCCATTCGCCACAAAATCAAGTGTTCCGGGTCCATAATTTTCCGCGTGCCATACGAAATCAATAGGTTGGCCATACAGTGTAGAACTAAATATATGCATATTTCCATAATTCACACCGCCGATTTTTGCGTATCCACCAAAGTGGACCTTTTTAGCGATAGGATGGTACACAAGATCAAGATTCAGAGTTTCCAGGATCTTTATAAACGAAGAGTATTCGATTCCACAGATCCAAACATCTAGATCAGAATTTGATGGGTGTGATGTATACTCGAAACAACGACGCAGTGCTCCTCCAAACAAACTGAGCTGCCCGCCCAGTTTATGCACAATTTCTGCGACCTTATTAATGTAAATACTCCACGCAGGACATTCGTCGAGCTGGTCCAGCACACTCTTAATTTCCAATGCGGTAGCACAAGACATTATTAATAAACAAGTTATTAATTAATAATAATATCTAGGAAGACTCAAGTAAATTATTTTTTGCTATTTTTTTCGGCCATTACAAGAATGAGATCAACGAGACGAGCAGCATACCCCATTTCATTGTCGTACCACGCAACAATTTTAACAAAATGATTGTTTAGTGATATACACGAATTCAAGTCTATAATACACGAGTGTGTATCTCCCATAAAATCACTTGAAACACGCTGTTCTTCAGTATATCCTATAACATTATTACTTCCACCAACTAATTTTAAAAATTCAAGTAAGGCTTCGTGGGATTCAGTACTGTGTTTAAATCTACAAGTAAGATCTACAACAGATATATTATTAATAGGAACACGGAAAGCCATACCAGTTAATTTCCCTTCAAGTTCTGGAATTACTTTTCCGACGGCCTTTGCTGCGCCTGTACTAGTAGGTATAATATTGGATCCACTCGCGCGAGCCATGCGCCAATCTTTTTTTCCACGCGCAGATCCGTCTACAACAGCCTGACTCGCAGTGCTGGCATGTACGGTAGTTACTAATCCTTCTATTATACCGTATTTTTCATGCAATACTTTAGCAAGTGGTGCCAAACAATTAGTTGTACAACTTGCATTTGAAACTATTGTGTCATTATTGTATTCAGAATCATTTACACCAACTACATACATAGGAATACTGGTGTCTTTTGGGGGTGCCGAAATAACTACATACTTTGCCCCACAGGTTCTATTAATATGTTTTCCAGCAGTATCTATTGTAAGAAAAGCGCCCGTAGATTCACATACATATTCTACACCATACACTTCCCAATTAATACTTTCTGGGTTTGCACAAATACTAATTTTAATTTCAGTTTTAGAGGGCCCATTCCCAATAACAATACTGTCTAGTGTATACCAAATACTAGATTTTAATATGCCGTGTGTAGTATCGTGTTTAAGAAGGTATGCTATGTATTCGGGAGACATGCCTCGCGTATTTATGGCCGCAACATTTATCATTAAATTCCCACTTTCACGCAAATGAATAACTCTACGTAAAACCAAACGTCCAATACGCCCAAAACCATTAATTCCTATATTAATCACCGGACCCCCTTCGTCAGTTTTAAGATTTGGCATACTAGTACTACTGTTAATTATATAAAATTAATAAATTTTATAATAAACTAAACTCTAGGGATATTCATTATTATTATTATGTACTCTTAACACATTCCATTTATAACGCGTATTATTCATATTAATATGAGCGCGTGCGTTATTTTCTTTAGTATAATTTACAAAAACTAGTGTGCCATCA